CGGCATCTGAATTATATGGAGGGTCAATAAACCAAGTTGCTTCCTGGTTTGGAATATTTTCATAGGATCCAAGCTCAATTTCCCAATGTTTAATTTTATAAAGATTTTCAGCTATTTGGTTAAGTCTATAATTCATAAAATTTGGTCGTGCAAGTAGTTTTGCAGATCCTGTTTTTCGAGGTCTTTTATTTGAAAATCCTACTAAAAAACCACATAAGTTTTCAGCCTCTATGCAATCAAATTTATAGTCAGATATTTTTTCATTATGTTTTATTCTTGGTAATTTCAATATATCATCAGGAGAGCAGCTTTGAAGCCATTTCCAAATATTAATAATTACTGGGTATTTATCAATCAACAAAACATCATGCTCAAAATATCTCAAGGCATAACGTGCGGTCCCGGCAAATGGCTCAATTATTTTACCATATTTCGGTTTAGGATAAAATTTAACAATATTTGTCTTAGATCCGTAATAACTCCACATCTATTTATCTTTTTTTAAATCTTTCTCAAAATAATACGCAACCGGAAAAGTGAAGGGGTTGACATCTAATTTAACGCCATAACGATTAAATTGATTGTGCTTTTCAACGTCAACGATTACTCCGGGGCCATGCGGGGTTTCTACTTTATCGGTTATTTTCATCAAAAGTTAATTTTTAATTGCTGTTTATATATCTCAAAACGCTTGCAACCGGCATCGAAGTATTCTTTATCCAACTCACATCCAATAAAATCAAATCCGCCTTCATAACATGCTATTCGTGAACTTTGCGATCCCATATGGCTATCGAATATCTTATCTCCGGGTTTTGCATAGTTTTTTAAGAGCCATTTGTATAGTGCAATTGGTTTTTCGGTTGGATGAAATCCCTCACGTTCACTGGAAAACTTACCCCTTGAGTAATTAAATATTCTTAATGCTACATTAAAAGATGTATAAATCAATTCACCATCAGCCAGACTAAAGTCTCTTTGTCCCTTGTCCCAAACCACCCATCCTGATGACTGCAGTAAATGATCTGTAAAATAATTACCTCCACATATAATTCTATTTTTACTAATACGCTGTAATTCAGTAAAATAAATGGGGGGGGGTATTTTTTTATCCCATCCATTAGATTTGCGACTTATCCATCCCCATCCTTCTGTGTGTTGTCTATCAGCTTTTATCCCATAAGGCGGATCGACGATAGCCAAATCAAACTGTTTATCTTTACAGTCAGCCATAAAAGTATTACAGTCACAATTATAAACCTCAGATATTGCCATCTTTCAAATCTTTCTCAAAATAATAAGCAACCGGGAAAGTAAAGGGGTTGACATCTAATTTAACACCATAACGATTAAATTTGTTGTGTTTTTCAATGTCAATGATTTCACCGGAACCGTGAGGAGTATTTATCCTTTCACCTTTTTTCATAACAATTCATTTAAAATCTGTATAGCTTTTTTGTACTGCAAAATCTTCGGTTCGAGATTCTTTTTATGAACCTCATGAAGTTCTTTGCTTATCTTACCTTCCTGATATGATTTTAAAGACTTTTGCAAGGCTTTTTCATACATGATAAGACATTCTATTAAAGTTTCGATTGGTGTCATAATTTCACGGTATTAATTCAATTTCACTTTCAACACATTGGCAGAATTCCCCGATAACAGAACATCTCGAAGGCTCACGGCAATCCTTTAAAATAATGCCGAAAGGATTTGATTCTGTAAGATCGCCCCAGACGTGCAGGGAATGCAATTTTCCATGTCTGCATATTTGGCAATAAAGTGCTTTGCCTTTTTGGTTACAGATGAACTTCATACGGTATCAATTTATACCAAACTTTATTCGCAACTAAGATTTTATCCCCGATAAGGTAGTAAACTTTCTCACAAATCTGATCAAATTCATCAGTTAAAACAAATGATCTGAAACAATACCGTTTCTCATGGCCTTTCCGGTTGAGATAATACCACCGATCATATATGTTTTTATCGGAGATATAAAAGTCTTTCCCTCTTTTTAAAAAGGATATGGCCTCCGGGTCGCGAAGTAGTTCCACCAGTTTTTCAGAGACATAAAACATCTTTCTGGTTCTGTCGTGATAGAGGCATTTATCATGGATCATTATGCTGCTCATCTTAAAAATTGTTTTCGGTTTCCTTGTAAAAAATTTGCATGAATATATTGAAATTCCTCTTTGCTGACATAGTTTTTTGATGAGTGCGCTCGAACATGACATTTCCGGCAAAGTGCCATTAAATTACTGATTACATCTTTATCCTTACCCCTGCCTTGTATATGATGAATTTCTACTGCGGGCTTTTGACAAGCTTCACATGGTATGAAATCAGATGTTTCTAACCTAAAATAATCAAAATATACTTGAATATATTTTTGCATTGAGATTTATATAAGTAATCAATTTACCTGTGTTCCTTCTGAACCGGCGCTGGAACAGTTTTCTGAGAAAACGAAAGTTAAAGATTAGCATAGTTTTATTCTAATAACCATCCGATTAATAAAGATATAAATATAACGCCAAGAATGCCAAAAAAGAATCCTAAAGTGACATAAATAAATAAACAAGAAGGGTCTATTTGTTTGCATATAAGCCCAAAAAACATACTTAGGATAAGTAATATTATTAAATATCCCAAAACTCTTTTAAATGTTAATTTTTTCATAGTTTTTCTTTTAAAAGATTAATCTTCCTGCCCCTTTTCCGCTGCTTCCTGTCTCTCCGGGTAAGCAGTTTCTTGACATACTTCTGGTCGCTCACATCGTCAAAGATGAACGCTGCAAATTCTTTGTCGTCTGTACCTGGTTTCATAACTTTGATATTTTATGTAATTTATAGTTCGGATCAGGATCAGGAATGTATGTATTAAAATACTCTGAGCAATAATCTCTTATCTTATCAGAATAAACCATTTCATCAATAGTTTTAAATTCAGATTTACTCATTGGTAGTGTCATTATTTCTCCTGATTCACGGTTTAATAATTCTTTGTTTGCAAACAATCCTTTCCAAAATAAATCCACTTGCTCAATATTCGTAAACTCATAACCGGCATCATTTAAAGCAATAAGAGAAAGAGGGTAAACAACTCCATAAAGATAACCAAATTGAGAAGGGGAAGCCTTGCGATAATATTTTTCTACCGTGTGTTTATATTTTCCTTTCGGTAAATTATCCAGATCAGCACGAAAGACTTTAGCATTAATTACCCGGTAAGGCTTCCCTTCTTCTTTTATCCCGTATGAAGTTATTTTTTTCATTTAAACGGATCAAAAGGATCATCATTTGCGCCGGGCAAATCATTTATATCTGACATGGACCCGGTAGTTATTTTTCCTTTTTGCGGTTCCAGTTCACTTTCTTTCTTTCCACAAAATTCAATATTACTGCAAATTATCTCAGTGAAATATTTTACAATTCCTTCTTTATCTGTATAATTACGATAAGTAATTTTACCTTCGATAATCAATTCAGTACCTTTTTTAACCCATTTTTCGCATAGATCGGCTAATTTCTCCCAGACAATTATGTTATGCCATTCTGTATTTGTCTGTTTGTTTCCAGTTGAATCTTTATAGCTATCAGAAGTCGCAAATGTAAATTTTGCAATCTTTTTACCTGATTCAAGATTCATGATTACCGGGTCTTTGCCCGTGAATCCATGTCCTGTCCATTTATTCATTGTTTAATCCTTTCAATTAATATTTTAACTTCTTCAATTGATATTAATAATTGCGTTTTAAGTTGTTCAAGTATCTTTTCATCCCTTTCCACTCTTATAATTTTTTGCTTTAACAGAGGGCTTGAAAAAGGCATGTAATCAATAAAATCCCATCCAGTACAGAGTAACTGGCCATGAACTTGCCAGAAATATGATTTTGGAAGTTTACCGGTTTCAAGAAATTCATTATAAATCTGAAAAGACGGACACTTAAATTCAGTCCCTCCATTCTTATTTTGTATTTTCCGATCAGGACTAGCTCCAGTAAAATCATCATATTCATAAAAACCTACTATCTCACAAGCATTAAATGTTTGTAATTCATAATTTTCAACTGCAAATGGTTCCTTTTCATGTCCCCGATCCATCCATTTATTACTGTACATTTCTTCACATTCCCCTGTTACTTTTTCATAAGCAACCTTTATAATTGCTTTCTGATACCCGGCTGTTGTTTTTGCCATAAATAAATCAGCAAAAGTTGAGGCGGTAAATTTACCAAGTCGCAAGGCTTCCCATTCCTCTGTATTTTGCGGTATATCGTAATATTTCATAAAACTGAATTTTTTAAAAGCTCTTCATCTTCTTTGCTTATATCATATTTGGCCTTAATTTTATCCATAGTCCCATCGCCGGAAAGAAGAAACTTAACAGCCTGATCCCATGCCTGAATATTGGGTGTCAACTTTGGTTTGTCTAATTTAGGCTGAATATCCCGGATTCGCAAACCTTCAGTAATATCTCCAAATGCTTTAATATCAGTTTTAATATAAACTTGGATAGGAACATTTTTCCAGTCATCAATATAACTACTGCCGGTAAACTTTTTAATTACCCGGCAATTGGTAGCATTCAATATCATCTGTTTAATTTTAGGATTAGTAAATTCTGCAACATTACGATTCTGTTTCTTACCGTCAGTTCCTTTAATTTCTTTGACAGATACAGATTTTATTATGAGTTTCAAATCCTTTCCCTCATCCAAATCACAGGCTCCCAAGTAATCGGATAAAAATACTTTATGCCAATGAGTTTTAGTTTCCATAGTTTTGATTTTTTGTTTACACTAATTTAGTAAATATTAATTACTTAGACAAATTTATTCATTTGACATTTCATAATGTAATTGAAAATAAATTGACATTAATTCATCAATTTCAGTAGCCCTGTTAATTATTTTTTCCTGAATGATAGTTTTAATTTTTTCATAATTTTCAGGTATCATTTCGGTATGCCATGAATGTTTCCATGAATCCATATCAACGGCTTTTGCCAGAATTGCTTTTATAGGTTCCGTTTCTCCGTATTCTTTTTCCTTCCAAGTCAGTTTAAAATCTTTCATTACTATCTTTTTGGTTTTAAGAAAACGATAAATTTCTATTTCCCTAACCTTATTTTCAATATTAGTTGATCTAAGGCTAATTCCTAATTTTGCTATTTTATCAACAAATTCTAAATGTTTCATAATTTTTAGTTTATTTATTCATTTCAATTTGTGTCTCTCCAAGCATTTTAAATATGTCCGATGCTTTCGGAACCTCTTTTATCAAAGATGTATCTTCAATCAGTTTCAGATCCGCCGGCAAGGTTATTTCTTCACCGGTTTGATAAGTAATTTCCTTTTCGATCTTCCAGATTTCATCCTGAGTTAAAAAGGCCGTGAAAAGTTCATCTTTCAGGTGTTCTTCGTTTCCTTTTATCTCGCAATAATCATAGAGGTATTCCATGATTATATTGGAGATGTCTTTGTCCGGGTGAGTGGTTTTAAGGATCATGTTACTTGTTTTTATTAAAAGTACATCTTCTGCGATTCTCCCTCATGTAGCCCTTTAATTTGCCCCTGCGAGGGATAAATATAGGATTTTCATATCCTAAATTATTCCCTCTAAACATTTTCTTATCAACATCATTTGTTGATTGTAAAATTTTAGCAAGTGCTTTCTGAATTATTCCAGTAAATCTGCGTGTCCTTTCATTATTTCTTTCTTCTTTTATGATTGGTTCTTTTTTGTTTTTCATGTTTTTCTTTTTTTCAAATTTACAAAGTGATATTATATTATTTCATGACTTTTGTCATGTATTCTATTTTAACGAGTGTTTTTTCAGTCCGTCCCCACCCTGAGCAACCCATTCCAGTAGGTCATTTATACATTCAGTATATCCGTACATGAATTGTTTTGCATCCCGGGAAGTCTCTGATTCTGCTTTAATTTCAAGCAATCCATTTTGTTTAATTTCTGCTTTCATTTCTTTTCAGTTTTATCAAATAAGTCTTGTAATTGTAATCTGTCGTCAATTTGCACGTCTTTTATCAAGTTCACAATTTCCTCGTCCCTGAACCGGCTGAATAGTTCATCTTTTAATTTCTGCTGACGTTTGAAATCTTTATGAAGTTTGAACTCCTCCATGCCGTTTTCACCTTGTATTTCTAAAATAACCATGAGGCAAAAATAAACAGAGCAAAGAAAATAAATCATGACTTTTGTCATATCGACCATAATTTCTGAGCAAGTTTCAATTTTTTCTCAATCTCATTGACTTCTTTTTTTGCATAGGTTAATGAGAATGAATGACTTCTTTCGATAGTTCCATTTTTCAACCCTTCGTGTTTTGCCTTTGCTTTTTCAAACTCAAACTCGTAAAAATCAAGGCTTTCAGGCATTGACAAATTAATAGTATTAGCCTTTTTGGCCCAGTAGTCGGCCCTATCTTTATAGGACTCAGCTTTCTTTAATAATTCAACTGATTTACTCATGTTATTCTGGGCCTGTTCGATGATTCTACGATGTCTATTTTCGCTATGATGTCCTATTTTGATAGGTTCACCGAGACTTAAAAATTCAGCATCTTTATTTGATGCCTTATAATAATTATCGCTTTTTATTTCAGCATTTAAAACAGTATTTTCAAGTCGTTTAGCCCTCCTTTTTGCCCATTCCTGAGTGTTAAACCCATCGGCCCGGACAATCGAATAGTAAAAATACCCATCTTTTTCTGCGATCAGGTTAAATACGATTGATTCGTTTTCTTTGCCATATTGAGTTGTCACCTGTATAGTTTCACCTTTCTTATGTTTTTCGGTGCATTTTGTAAGGAAAACATTTGGCACATATTTGATGTAAGTATTCATAGTTTTATCTTATCACAATTTCTTCGTATGTCTTGCCAAATTTATCGCTGATGAAACGGAACAAGAGATCATCTACTGACTTGCCACAACCCTGCTCGTGATAGTACATCATGTTAAGAGCCGACATTTCAGATCTGAAATAATCTTTTGCGACC